AGATATCAGCATAGTCTACAATAACCATATCTACCTTAGTTCCACTTAATTCTATCTGTTTTAAGTGAGCACCTAGTGTTTGAACTGAAGCTGCTTTTGTTGGAAAGTATTTAATCAATAACTTACCTTGTAGTTCAGATAATTTTTTCGATACATCTTCTTTATAATATTTTATGTTTGATGTGGTTATACCACTAAATATAGAATCATATCTCAACCCAACATATGTTTCATTAAGTTCTAATGTATAGTGAACAATTGTTTTGTTCTTACGAATAACATGAGCACCTAAAGCTTGAAGTGTCCAAGACTTACCGATACCAGCTGGAGCAACCACCACACCTAACTCACCAGCACCTAGACCACCATCTGTTATATCATTTATGACATCCCACGGAGTTTTTACAGTTATCCTAGATGACTCTTCAAGTCTTACCTCTAATGATGGAACATAATCATGACCTAAATCTCTGGTAGTTCCTGCCTTCATAGCATCATCTATAATAGTTTTTATACCATCATAATTTTTATTCTGTAACATATCAACAGAATCCAATATTGCTTTCTTCAATGTTTGATTTTTACAAAAATCTAATGTTTCAGTTTGTACAAATTCTAAATCAGTAGCCTCTATTTGTTTCCAAACATCTCTTAATTTTTCAACAACACCAGCCTTCAACACATCATTATCAATCTCATCTGTTTTGTATTTTATAACCTCTAATGTAGGTTGTTTTTTATACTCGTAGTAATAATCTCTTATAACTGTAATCAACCATTTATTGGAATCTGAATCAAACATGGATGGTTGTAATATATCACTAATAGTTCCTAAAAACTTTACATCACTCATCAATGATGCAACAATCTTAGCTTGAAACGATGTTCCAAATTGTGTTAATGTATCACTCATGTGTTTTCTCTGCATACTGATTCAATTGATTGAAATTAGTTGCTAACCAACTGTTGATATTTGGTAATGTGGTAAATAACTTATCTTCTAAAAACATTTTTTGAAATTTAAATTTAACTAATCTGTTAATTGGTTCACGAACCCTTTCTGCTATTTTTATCTTTGTAGAACCAGATATATCGACATTAGATAATTGCATCAATTTATAATTCAATTCTATCGTATCCTTTGAATCTGGTAAAACATCAATAATTTCATCTATATTAACTATACGGTTCTCACTCAAAAATGGTAATTTTTTTTTGATAGTTTTTAAACCCAAGCCCCTTACACCAGGAATGTTATCAGATTTATCACCATCTAAAACCCTATACCAAATATAGTTATGTGCATTGATACCATACTCATCCATCACCTTATGCTCATCATACATTTTCTTTTTAGTAGGACTCCAAATTTTAATTCTACCATTAGCTAACTGTAAGAAATCTTTATCGGTAGACATAACTGTAATTTTAGATTCTGTAAGAATTTGTCTACATAAATAACCAATGGTGTCATCTGCTTCTATGTTATCATAGGATAAAACAGTTATGGGAAGTGTATCTAAATATTCGACACATCTAGATAACTGCATCATCATGTTCTGTTTCTCATCTGCCTGTGATGCAAAATCATATGCACGATTGACTCTGTATTTAGTCTTACGATTTTGTTTGTATTCAGGAAATAATTTACGTCTACGATTAGAACCACCCTTGCCATCAAATACTATGATAGCTCGGGTAGGTCTAACCATGTTTATGGTATAAGCAATACTTCTTAGAAAACCAACTATTCCACCAACGTGGATACCATCCTCATTAGTAGTTGGTATGACACTAAATACTCTGATAAAAGTATTGAGGCCATCTATTATAAGAACTTTGTCATCTGGTTTACCATCATCTAATGATCCACCATTTTTCTTTATCTCTTCAAATATAGAGAGGTGTTTTTTATTACTCACTCACTTCCTCTTCTACAATGACATCATCGATTCCAAAGTTCTTTTCATATTTAAGAATTACTTTATCACAAATCATCTCATAACAATATTTTTTAAAGTCTAAATCTTTGAGTTTTTCAGACCAATCCTTTGATTGAAATTTGATATCTTTACCATTTTGATCTTTGATTGTATACCAGCTACCACCTTGTTTAACAAGCTTGTGATCTTTTAATACGTGTAACCAACTACCCTCATCATCGATACCACTTTCAAAGTAAAGTTCAAAATCTGCATGTCTCATGGGTGGCCCTAGTCTGTTCTTAATGACTTGAGCTCTCATCTTCATACCAATGGTGTTCTTCTTAGTATCTTTGATCTGACCAAGATTTTTTAATCTGATACGAGTTGATGCATGAAACGGTAGAGCCTTACCACCACTTGTTGTCCACGGATCACCAAACATCACACCAAGTTTTTGACGTAATTGATTTGTGAATACAAGAGCTATCTTTTGTCTACCAATCATCTGAGTGATCTTTCTCATAGCCTTTGATAGGATAATTGCCTTTGATGTAGCCCAACCATCTTTATCAAACTCTGCTTCCAATTCTACTTTAGTTGTAGCAGCAGCCAATGAATCAACAAGAATAGTTACTAACCTATCCTTATCACTTTCACGAACCTTAGCAACAATCTCTTCTATAGCAGAAAAGATATCCTCAACGGTTTCCAAATGTAAGTACAACATACTCTTTACATCTACACCAATTGATTCTAAGAATTCAGTACTAACAGCAGTCTCGGTATCTATGTAAACAGCAACACCACCTTTCTTCTGTGTTTCTGCTAACATATGAGCACCGATCAGAGATTTACCACTACTCTCTAAACCATTTAGTTCTGTGATTCTTCCTACAGCAATACCACCATCTGCTCTATTGGATATAGCTAAATCCAACATAGTAGAACCAGTTGAAATAAAATCTTTTATATCAGTAGGTGTGGTGTCCGTACCATCAAGGAAATAAGCTACTTTCATATCCTTGAATTGTTTATTAATTGTATTGGCTAGTACACCAGCCAATTCATCTCTTGTTGACATATAAGTCTCCCTTGTAAACTATGGGTGTTTAAACAGAACATAGTTATCGCAATGATAAACACCCATTATGTTTTTTTATTTAATTGTTAAATAAATCGTCAAATGCATCCGAAGTTTTCTTAGAATCGTAATTAGAAGTTACAGCTGGTTTCTCTTCTTCTTTCTTTTCTTCTTCCTTTGCTGAACCACCATTCAAGTAATCATTAAGAGCTTGAGTCAAGTCCTCATATGATTGTTCTTGATAAATCTCAGTAATATTCTTCTGAGCTTCAGTTAGTGTTTCGAGCATCGACGCATCTTCCGTTATAGGAGTCTGATTTGGTTTAACTCTGATTGATGTTGAGGGAAATGATTTACCCGTTTCCTCAGCGGTTTTGAATACTACAGCAATATCACGACCACTTACTGAATCTGTGATATCACCATAATCTGGATCTGCGATTATAGAAAGCAATTCTTGATAAACTGTCTTTCCAAATCCCCAAAACTTAACACCTTGATTTTCCTCACCACGAACAACAACAGGAGCATATGTTCTCATCTTAGCTTCAACTTTCCTACCTAAACGGTAATCATCCTTTGAACCAGTTCCTTTGAGTTTTTGTGCAAACTCTTCGATAGGGTCTGGTCTACCAAATGAAATCGGTGAAAGATAATTCTTACCACCCAAGTCATAATGAAAGTATAGTTCGATAAACGGATTGTCCTTATTGAATTTATAAGGAACGATTCTAACTATTTGATTTCCTGGTTGAGGTTTCCATAAATTTGAAGTTCTGTTGTTTGATGTTTGTAGTTGATTAAGGCGATTTTTGATTGCATTTAAATCCATTTTTAATTCTCCATTATTTAATTAGTTATTTGTTATTTTTTAATCAAGTGTAACCTTGATACTTTTATAAGTATAATGAATTTCTTCAAAATACAATTTTATTTTTATTTATTATTCCAATCGTTTACATCTATTATCTTGTAGATTTTAGTTGGTATTTTATTTAATCCACCATCATTTGTTAACAATAAGCAGTTCTTATAATTTTCCCACTCTACAGAAAATGATTTGTCCAGCACCCCATTGTTCAACTCACGAATCAGATCATTAAGTGCATTGATCGTGTAAAGTGTGTTGGTGTGTTTTTTTCTATGTAAGGAAATAGTATCTGGTATTCCTTGCATAAAATCCTCGTTGTATTCTACATTGTACGTACAGATTAATTGATTGGAATCCTTTTCATTCTGTAACACATAGACCTTATCGAAAACAATATCATTACACGATATAATGATATCCAACGAGTGTTGAAAGTTATCCTTTTTAGTGAATGTACAAAGTAGTTGAGTTTTCATTATATATCAGTACCATCCTTTGATTGACTAGCTGGATTAATAAGAAATCTAGCTCCAATAAAAATATCTTTACCACCATTCCAACCGATATTCATTTCACCTGTAAACCTAATCACAAGATATGGTTCATAATTTTTGGTAAAACTTGGAAGTGTATCACCACCACCATGTATTTTTGGATTTAACATATAATGTCCTGTATTACCTGGTGTGATATTAATACCAACAGCTATATCATCGTTGGTCATCATCTCTATGTCCATTGCTGCTGAATCTTGTAACAGACAATCCACATTATTTACACCAGATTTACCTGTTGGATAATCCTCACCAAAAATTGACATCATGGTTATTTTCTTACCAGCTTCTCCTTGATTTAATAAAGCTCGTCTATATGAAAAACCCGATTTATCCACTATGTGTAAATTAGTTTTCTTTGCTTTTTTTAATGAATTTTCTAACCATGTTTTATTTTTACCCCAAATTTTGGGATTTTGTGATGGTGCTTCTTTCCATTTTTTCTTAACTTCTAAATAAATCTTACCACCTTCTTCTTTAACACCAGTAACATCTTTTATAACATGGGTTGCTTTAGATTTACATTTATCCAAAAAATCATTAATAAGTTTTTCAATACCAGCATCTCTTGCTTTATTTGTAAATTGTTTTGTAAAAAATGATTTCAAAGAACCATATTGTTGAAAGGATGCTGGTAATTCTTTACCTGATCGATCAATGTAGTCTCCGTGTTTATATGAAATCCAAAAGTTAGCTTTATTACCCTGCCCCAATGCCATGTCAGCTTTTGGTGAACCAGGTACTTTGATTGAACTATTGATATCAACTTTCATGTCCTTACCATCAATGTGTAATTGTAATGGTTGACTATCAGACATTGGAAAAATAGATTTCATTTTTGATACCATATTATCAACCTGCATTTTTTCATATCCAATACCAGGTGCTAATTTATCCCTAATTTCTAATTTAGAACCCATTGATTTGACGAATTGATATAAGGTATAAACTTTACCAAAATAAGCTTTGGATGGGTTGGAAGATTTACTAACATTTAATTGTGCTATTCTAATACCATAAGGTGATCTAATTTTTTTTACACTTCCAGCTGTTGTTAAAAATATATTTTTATTAAATTTTGTAGTATATAATTTCAAGTCATTTAAATTATATTCACTTTTTTTGAAAGCTGTCTCTCCACTCCCCTTACTAAGAGGAAGAGATTTATAAATACCATTATACACATCGGATATCTTATCAGTTGAGTTAGCCATACCTAATTTTATTAATAGATCGACATCCTCTGCTGGTATTTCTCTTTGTTCATTTAAATTTTGAATGAATTCTTTAATAACAAAACTTGACCAACCCTGTTCTGTCAAAATATTTTGTAATTGGTATATATGTTTTTCATCTTTGGGTTTTATTACACCAACCCTATAAGACCACTCTTTTAATATTTTGTTCCAATATCTCATACAAACTTCTCCGTAATATCTTTCATATCGTGATAATTTAACCCCCAACCAACCTTAACTGGAAACCTATCAGCTTGTTCTAAAATACCCTTAACTTTCTTTAGGTAATCTAAACCATCTTCCATGTTAAAGTCAAATAGAAAAGCATCATAATTATATAGTATTAATTTACTCTTATAATCATCTTTATCTATCTTAGGAATTAATTCACTTAACACCCTCATATTGTTTTCTGTTTCCATTAACTGAATGGTATAATTAAACAACTTGTTGGCGTTCATATCAGTTAGATTCTTTTTATAAATCCTCTTATTATAAATATCTGAAACAATAAAATCTTTAGATTTATATTCTATCCACAACTTCTGAATGTACTCATGAACTCTACTGAAATACTCATTATTTTCTTGTATTTCCTTTGGAATATAACCATATAAATATTGAAATGAAAGTGATTTTGCTTCGCTGTAATCCGTACCGTATAGTTTTGCCATGTGTTCATGTACCGAACCCTTTGGGAATTCATATCCTATTCTATCTGCTATCAATCTCAGATGATAACCATCGTAATCCATTTCAACCAACACACCGTTTTTATACCTGCTTATGAATTTCTCCCTGCTACCATCTTTTTTATTCAGAGCTGCAAAGTTTAATCCACCGAATCTGTTGCTTGGTCTACCAGTAGAAGTGTATAGGTTATACTCACTATAAACCATATCCTCTGTGGTTTGTAAGCCGGTTGATTCTATATATGACAAATTGTCCAGCACCTCGTTGTTATATGTCATTTTGTCATCACTATCACCGCCTGTTTCTAATTCAAACCTTAATAACTTACACAGTTCACGACAATATTCTAAATGTTTCAACATAGGTATTATGGTATTTATATTGTTCTTCTTATAATACCTCATGTTTAAGAAGTTATGTGCATTGGTGTCTATTCTTTCTATATCCAACGGATTATTAGTTCTCATATAATGTAACAGATTTACATCTATAACCTTTCCAACACTACACACATGATTCAGTAACTTTTTATCATATGTGTATTTAGTGGTTTTAGAAAACAGATTTACCTTATGATTATTAAGTGATTCACTATGATTATATGAAGCCATAAACTCTTGACCATCCATCATCTGAATGTAAATTAAACATAACTCGTTATCCAACGGATGTTTTTTTGTATCGGACAAAATAGGTATTACAAAACTATCCTGTTTTTCGTTTTCCGTTTCAAATAATTTTAAATCATCCTTACTTTCTATTATGACCAATACAGATCACTCCAAATCTTTGTGATTTCAGGATACACATCAGACATCAAATCTTTCATTGTTCTAGCATACTCTTGGATTTCTATCTGAGAGGTTTTCTCATCTCTCAACTCAATGAAGTTCATGATGGATTGAAATGAAGCTGTCCAATAAACCTCTGT